GCCCTTTCTTGTGACATGAAGTCACCATGCATGATATACTATGCATGCCTGGCCCCACGGAGGGGCCAAACGGATGCGGCTAATGGCAGAGCATCACGCCGGCAGCTGAATCCAACTCTCCCGATCCACGAAGGTCGTCCCAAAGCACTCAACAGCAGTTGCTGTTGTGAGCCTTGAGGCCTCGAGGTCCGGGGAACCCTCCCAAAGTTTATACAGATAAGCCCCTCCATAGCTGGAGAGGTCTGTATAACGGTTCCTAAGACTCACGGTCTTGATTTCATAAGACTGTGTGTCCCGGTTCCACTTTGGAGTCGCTTGATCCCAATTACTCCACAAGCAACCTTGGATCCCGAAGGGTCCACGGCTAGCACGGGGAGTAGCTCGGAGGACTGTAAGCCACGACTCTCGCAAGAGGTCAAGGCTGCCATTCCACCGAAGGGACCAGTCGAGAATATTATTCCCGACGGCGATACCGGTTGCTGCTGTTTGAGGCAGCTTCCGAATGTAAAATGGTGACACGTCACAGCCGTACCAGTAGTGCCCGCCACACGATTCCCGGAAGGGACCCGAGTGGAAGGACTTGCTTTCGTTTGTCCTGAAGCCAAAAGACTCCAGGACAGCAACTACCTCATGGTAGTACTGGGTTGGTATGATAATGTCATCACCATACACGAGGGTCGTCCCTTCCGTGCACACCGCCTTACACAGACCCCAGAATATCAGGGTCTCAAGCTCGAAGGTGAACCCATTCCCCATTGAGGATATTTTCTCATAGGTGATAAGGTTCCCGTCGAGTGAGCCAAAGGGTGACCGGAGCGCCAAAAGGTGCTCAAGCCAGTCTTCGGGTATAAGGGCCATGACCACGAACAAGCTGATCGTGTCACTAGCGGCCGAAAGGTCGATAGTGGCGTACCTGCCTGTCCGTGAGCCGTAGCATGCTAGGATCTTATTTTGATCCTGTGCTTCCGGTGTGAGTAAGCCAACCTTCTGGAGTTTCTGACGAATCAGAGCCCCCATACCCTTCTGGAAAAACATATTCCAGTCGGGCTCGATCGCAATAGTGCGATCGATTAGGCTTGACTTTGGGACAGTGGTTACCTTATTACCTGCAACGAGTTCAACTCGATGCGGTAGGTCATCCATTCCAGAAAATTGGAAGAATGCCCTGTAATAAGGCAGAGCTGCTTCGGTTATGTGGGTAGACCTAACCCACTTATTCTGTTTGCTACTCTGGATCCTACGGAGCGATGTCGATGCTCCGGGCCCGAAGTTGCATCTACTATAAAGCCGGTTTATATCAAACCGGCCCAAGAGGTTACGAATATGACGACGTGCGTTGCGAACCACCCCCTGTGGGATGGAGCAACGCAGCCGCCAGTCTTCAAACTTCTCATTAGTAGCGGCACAAGCCTCCTCGCTCTGAACGAACTTCACCAGAGCTGCCTGACGACGATCAACGCCCGGAATCTCAAAAGGAAATTTGCTGAACACCTCCTTGCGGAGGTAGCTCAACATAAAATCCTCACGAGTCTCCGATTCAGCGATAATACTTGTTAGGGTCTGGTGGGATGTATCCGATAAGATCGGACTCCCTGAGAAGTAGTTCCGGATTCCCTGGTTCACAGAGAGATCCGTAGCGAGATTCAAACAGAGGCTCTGGCCGAACGAACGACCGAAACCCCGATACTGAGATTTCTTCATGTATCGTAACCTTTTCAGTTTTGTTGTTAAGGTTGGTCCTGTGTCTCATATATGCACCTCAGGATGAGGGCAGGGTCAGGGACTCTACGCTCGCACGGAATTGTGCGGTTGCGGTGAGGTCCTTGATACGAGTCCACAGGTCGGTTCTCCCAGCGGCGGTGCGTCGGCGGGAAGGACGGATCACGATGTCGACAATGTCTTCATCGATGATCTGCCCCTCGCAGGCGCATTCATCACTGGCGGTCGCAACGTACGGCACCTTCAGTTTCCAGGAGATGCGGTTCGAGGCTCCACTGTCTGACACCGTCACCCCGGCAGTAAGCGGGGAGAACGAGGTCGCAGTGCCACCGGACGTCTCGAGATAACCCGAGAGGCCCTGTGGGGTCCAGCCTGACCAGTTGTAGGTCTTTGTATTGAGAACAATGGGCATATTTATTGCCATTCCAGTTAAGTGGTGCGTTGCACCAACAGGGAAAGCCCGGATGCCAATTGAGGCAGTCCGAGCCGCGTTTTGATCGATGGAAGCATCGGTATCCCTGGAAACCCAGACAGAACTTGTCGCTGGAATTTTCCGGAAACCAACACACCGGCGGTCGGGCACTTAACGATCGTCACGGAATTACCGGGAACAATCTTCGGTACAAAATCGCTGGTGCTATCGATCTTCTGAATGAGACTTGCGGACCCTTCACGAAAGAAGAGCCCATTAGTCGCATTCAGGGCGCTCAACCAGTTTCCGATGTCGACAAACCAATCGACGACAAAGGAGTACGGGACGAGCTCCCAAGCGATCGCAGCAGGGTTTGTTAGACCCAACGACTGAAAGCTTGGGAGAGTACCGTCAGGGACGTAGTAAGTGACGGAAAAGTGCACCCCAGTCGAAATTCGACAAGGGAGCTCCATCCGCCACGTGTTCGTATTGATTAGGTTACCCCAATCAAAAACGATTTCATCGTCCTCCATATAGCCCTTCTTAGTTGTACAAGAGAGCGGCATGGACTGACCGTTAACGTAATCATCGAGCACTTCGCTCGCTGCGTACGTATCACGAACTAGGGGCTTCCACCCGTAGTTGTACTCTAGCCAGGCGTTAGCTGCTTTATTCGCGTTCTTCTTTCCGAGTTCCGCAACGAATTGCGGATTTAGGATCGAACGAGGCGAGCGTAACAACTGACGAAACTGCCGACGGTTAAGATTCCAAGTGTCGCAGAACTTGTCAATTCCACCGACAACTCTACGAACACTGGATCCAACGAGTCCAACAGTCTGCCGGGCCTCGCCCAGAGCAACGCCGAGATTGAACTTCGAGTTCATCACTTCGTTGCGCAGTCTAACAGCAGCAATGTCCCACACCCTTTGGGGGAATGGGGCAGTCCCAGCACACCACGTGTTCTTGCTTAAAGCAAGTGGTGATGTGTTGTAGATCGCCGGGGAGGGCAAAATGCTCTCATATTCCCGGGGAGTGCTGCCTTGGATCCAACGCAGGTCCCCAACGGGGGGCTGGAAGAACCACCACTGGTTTTGCCAGGGTGATGGCTTCCTACTCCCGTCAGGGCGTAGCGAATTGGAAACAGACTGGGGTCGAACCTTGCGGATGCTCAACTGTGAAACTGGCTGCGATGTTCCTTGCAGCCAGCCCACATCTGAGACCCTCTTATACCTATAAGGGTATGAGGAGAGTTGGTTTACCGTAAGATCCTGGGCGGGTGTCGTCATAGCAATATCCCTTCACAGATTACCGTGAAGGCCGCCACGGCGACGTGGCCAGCTCCGGAGGGTATTGGGAAGGCGCGAGAGCGCTTTCCTAAGCCCCCTCCGGG